CTGACAAGTTTGCAACCGTTAATTTATTTAAAGAGCGACTTTATTTCGTTCAAGAAGATAGCCTTAGTTTTTGGTATTTGCCCGTAGATTCAATCAACGGTGCGGTAAGTGAGTTTCCTTTAGGCGGTATTTTCAAGCGTGGCGGTTACTTGCAGGCAATGGGAACATGGACTATTGATGCTGGTTACGGGGTTGATGACCTTGCCGCTTTTATCACTTCTAACGGTGAAGTAGCGGTTTATAAAGGCTCTGACCCTTCCGACCCAGCAGATTGGTCGCTAGTCGGCTTATGGAATATTGGTCAAACTTTTACCCGTAAATGCGTGTTTAAGTTTGGCGGGGATATGCTCTTGCTGACAGAAGATGGCTTAGTGCCGCTTTCCGCAGGCTTGCAATCTACCCGTCTTGACCCTAGGGTAAACCTTACTGATAAGATTTTTTACGCCATTAGCCAAGCGGCCTCTGCTTATGGGAACAATTACGGTTGGCAAATGAATTACTTTGCCAAGCAAAATATGCTGATTCTGAATGTACCCGTAACAGGCGGTTCAGAGCAGTATGTCATGCACAACATTACAAAGTCATGGGCAAGATTTACTAATATCAACGCAAACTGCTGGGAAATGAGTGGCGAGGATATGTATTTCGGTGGAAACGGCTTTGTAGGCAAGTTTTACGACACCTATGCCGATGCTGGCACAAACATTCGTGCCTTTACCCAGCAAGCGTACAGCTACTTTGACAGACGGGGACAGTTAAAACGCTTTACTTTGGTTCGCCCAATTCTGCAAACAGACAATGGCGTACCCAATGTTTTATGCGGTATTTCCGTAGACTTTGACACCGTAGACTTAACCACTCAAATATCGTTCAATCCTGCTATTGACCCAACGGGCATTTGGGATGTAGACACATGGGATAACGCCAATTTTGGCGGTGGTTTGGTTACAACGAAGATATGGCAAGGCGTGACTGGCGTAGGTTACGCTGGTTCAATCAGTATGAATGTGGTATCGCAAGGCATTGAGTTCCATTGGGCAAGTACCGATTATGTAATGGAAAGCGGGGGCGTACTCTAATTGAGGCGGGTTACTACTGAAAATCAACGGTATATGGGTGATTGGCTGGTTCGTATGATGAACCATCCGCTACCCGAAGAAACAGTATGTATTGGGCAGGAAGTAGATGGTAATTTGGTAGCAGTTGTTGGGTATTGCAGTTTTATGCCAAACGCCTGTCAAATGCACATTGCGGCAGTAAGTGAAGTAAATTGGATGAGTCGTGATTTATTGTGGGCAGCATTCGATTACCCCTTTAATAAATTAGGCGTTAAGGTTATACTAGGGCAAATTTGTGGCAGTAATGAAGATGCACTAAGACTAAACCGACACCTTGGTTTTAAAGTGGTAGCCGAAATACCTGATGCTCACATGGATGGGGATTTAGTAATAATGGCTATGAGAAAAGAAGATTGTCGGTGGTTAAACATCCGAACTTCTTTAAACAAAGGAGAATGACATGGGTGGTGGTGGATTTTTAGGTTTAGGCCCTGCGCCAAGTGCGCCAGCTGCGCCAAACTATGCTGCTGCGGCACAAGAAACAGCGGCAGGTAATATTGATGCTGCTCGTTTAGCAACGGCTGCTAACCGTGTAAATCAAAGAACGCCTTACGGAAACCTTGATTATGCAATCACAGGTTCAGACCCTTACGGCAATCCTACTTGGACTGCTACGCAAACTTTAAGCCCACAGCAACAACAGCTTTTAGACTATCAAAACGCTACTAGCATCGGACTAGGCAAGATTGCAGGCCAAGGTCTAGGCTATGTTGAGAATATGCTCAATACGCCTTTTGATACGAGCAAACTGCCTTCAACTGGATTCAATCCTAGCCAGTCTTACCAAGATGCGTATATGCAACGCCTTGCTCCACAGCTGGAGATGGGCCGTGACCAATTACAGCAACAGTTAGCCAACAAAGGTATTGACATTGGTTCTAAAGCGTATGAAAACGCTATGCGGATGCAACAACAGCGTGAAAATGACCTGTTAGCTACGGCAACTACACAAGGTTTTGGCGTTGGTCAACAAGCCCGCCAGCAAGCCTTGCAAGAACAGGCTTATTTGCGTAATGAACCACTAAACACTCTTTCTGCGGTGCGTACTGGCTCTCAGGTTACAGGCCCACAATTCGTTAATTCTGCACAGCAAGCAACAACGGCTGGCCCTGATTTACTAGGCGCAGCAGGTATGCAATACAACGCCCAAATGGGTGACTTCAACCAAAAACAAGCTGCCCAGCAAAACTTCAACAGCGGCTTGATGGGCCTAGCTGGTGCTGGCATGATGATGTCGGATATTCGCACTAAAGAAAACATTGTGCCAATTGGCGTATTAGATAACGGATTGACTTTATACAGCTTTGAATACAAAGATGAATTTAAAGGCCATCCGCTTGCAGGCGAAGGCTTACAGGTTGGCGTTATGGCGCAAGAAGTTGAGCAAGTTTACCCATACGCTGTTACGACCCTTAATGACGGTTATAAAGCAGTTAATTACGGACTATTGCCATGATGAATCCATACACACCACAGATGAATCAACCCCAAGAATTAGGCGGCTTAAGCCCTGTATTTCAAAATATTGCACAGCAACAGGCTAATCAAAATGCTGTTATGCAACAGGCAAACCAACTAACTCAGCAAGCTGGTCAAACCCAGCAAAGCGGTGGCATGAACCCAATGATGATGGCAGCCATGTTGCGTAAAGGCAAAACGCCTGACCAAGCCGATATAAACGCTAAAGATGCGCAAATGGGCGGTTTAAGCACTTACAACCCAGTGACCCAATATGGCATTTCACAGCAATACGGGACAGACCCTTATTCGCAAACAAGTAGGATGCTTGCAGCGCAGGAACGAGGTTTCTAACTATGGCTATTAACTTAACTGGTGGATTACCGCCCGAAATCTTAGGTGAGCAACAAGCATTAAACCGCCAACAACAAATGGCTCAAATGCTTATGCAACAAGGCCAACAAATGCCACAAGGCCAAATGGTTAGTGGCCGTTATGTTGCGCCTAGTTTTTTTCAAAACATTGCCCCATTAGCGCAAATGTATGCTGGTCAAAAACTGGCTGAAAAAGGCGATAAAAAAGCATTAGATTTGGCTTCGGCATTGCGTACTCGTTATGCTGATGAGTTAAGCCAATACCAAAACTTGTTGAATCCTAAACAATCTGAATTGGCAGGGCCTACCCCCACAGGCGCACCATTGATGACACAAAATGTTCCTGACAGACAAGCTGCTAACCTTTTTGCCGCAACTGCATATAACCCTGCATTGCAAGCACTTGGAATGAAGAAACTAACAGAAGGGCCAAAATGGGAAAAAGCAGAATTGCCAAATCCTGACGGCTCAGTCAGAAAAGGTTGGGTTGATTACAACGCAGCTAATCCGCTGGCTACTTTCGTTGAAGGCGGTACAAAACCTGCGTTTACTTCATTAGAGGCCGCTAGATTCCAATACGACACAGGCATGAGATTGCCTACTGGTGCGCCCGCTGGAAATATGCCTACTGGTGCGCCAATGAATATGCCTACGGGTGGAATGCCAGTTCAAGCTGGTATGCCTGCGGGCAATATGCCAGCAAGCCCAGCAGGAATGCCTATGGGTGGTGGCAATATGAATATGTCACCTGCCGCTATGAGCAACGCAAATAAAGAAATATTTGTTGATGTTGAAAAGCGTAGACGAGAAAACCTTGAAAATTCACCGAAAGTTCTTGCCACAATAAACGATACATTGCGAAATGTTGATGATTTGATTGGTGATGCCCGTGTTATTAAAGATTCAAAGGGCAAAGAAAAGATTGATTACACTGTTACTAAAGATGGCAAACAAGTTCAAGGTCGCAAAGCGCAAGCTGGGTTTGATTATGCGGTAGGTGCTGGCTTGCCAAGATGGGCGGTTATGGGCGGCTCTGATACGGCAGGATTCCTTACTCGTTTAGACCAAATTAAAGATAAAACCTTTTTGCAAGCGTTTGAAAGCCTTAAAGGTGGCGGTCAAATCACCCAAATTGAAGGTGAAAAAGCGACTTCTGCATTAAATCGCATGAATACTGCTCAATCTGAGGTTGAATTTATTAAAGCTGCCCGTGAATTTGAAGAAAACTTGCGTACTGGCATGGAATTAGCGAAGAAAAAAGCAGGATTGCCAACTGGCGGCACTGCTCAATTGCGTTGGAATCCTAAAACTAACAGCTGGGAATAAATAATGGCGCAAATTGTTGAAATTGTAGGCGTTGGCCCTGTTGAGTTTCCTGATGGAATGTCAAAGGAAGCGATGGCTGCTGCATTGCAAAAGCTGCCGCAAGCACAACAAACCGCACCACAAGCCGAACCAGCAAAACCTGAAACAGCATATGACCGTTTTTTAACTAGCTTACGCAATCCTCAAACTGGTGGGCGTGGCGGTGTTTTTGGCCCAGCATTAGTAAGCGGTGCAGGTGAATTAGTCAGAGGCGCAGGCGC